TCACCATATAAAGATCTTCTCATTGGTACAGTATCCACATGTGTTGGTAAGGTTTTTAAAAGTTCTTTTAGTTTATCAGGTGCTAAAGTTGGATCATTGTCCATTATAGCGCCACTCATTTCTTTTCTTTTTGCATACCCTCTTAAAAATTCTATGCCTTCAGGTAAGCGAGCACGTCCTGCTTCTTGATCTAAGTCTTCCCAATAATTTCCTTTGACTACGTTCTTAGGTTTTCTAGCTAATTTTTTAGCTAATACTTTCGCTGCTAATCTTAATACTCCTGCACCAGCCATTATAATGAAGCAATTCCACCACGATTAAAATGAGGTCCCCTATAATTATGATTTGTTGATGTTGGTTGTTTCATATCACCTACATCTCGTGCCCATTGGTTTGCTTCTTGTTGAGCTCCAAATCTATTCTCAGGAGAACCAGTAAACTGGTGATCTTTGTGGGTAATACGCCCTGAATTTTTATTTGCATTTAACATAAAGTTAGAATTTTCAAGTCCTTTTCGGTTTACGTCAACGCCAAATCTACTATCAGGAAAAAATTGATTATCATTATAATGAATAGACGGATGTAATGTTGCCGCTTGTCTTTTGTGCGTTGAAGCAAAAGGATTAGCTATTTTGTCTGGACGCCCGCCTCTTGTCGTATTATGATCGAGAGAATAAGAATTATACGGATAAGAAACTTTTTGGGTAATACTATTCCAATGATCAGGTCTATCTACATCTTTATGTATTGCTTCATGTCCCAGTACTTCATTTAAAAAACCGTTTGCTTTTCTATATTTATTTCCAGGAGAACCATAAGTATATTCACTATTTTCCATTGTGCTTTCTTCAACACCTATTTCTTTTGTACTAGGGTCGTACTGACCTGCACTCCTATAATTATTATATTTTTTTATCAATTGATCGTTGTCTACCATATCCTGCAATTGATCAATTGCAAATTCTGGGTAACCTTTAGTGGGAAAAAAACCTGTGCTACTACCTCGTTGAAGTTCAGTATTTCCTTGCTGGGCATAATAATCTAAAAGGTTTTCAGGCCTCCACCCTTTGTCTTTATCCCCCATCCAATATGTTGATTCATCTGGCGTTTTATATTTAACAGTTTCTTGTAAATTTCCATAACGATCTTTTTCAGGGGGAGGGATTCTCCAAGTAGAAGAATCCATTGGACTAAAATCATCGTAGGGTAGGCCAAAATTTCCTGGATTTGTTCCCTGTAAATATGATGGTATTCCACCCGTGTTTATAGCTCTAGTACCTTTTAATTCTTGTATTACTCTAGGTAAATCTATTTCATTTGGATCCCAATAATTATCAATTAAATATTGTTGAGCAGAATCCATGTTAGGAAAACTACCTGTTCCCTCTGGTACTCCGTTTATATTATATCTTACGTCACCGTAACTATCTGTGTATTCTTTAATCCTGTCTTCTGCCGTGGTCCATTTAGGAAAATTGACAGTACTTGCAAAAGGATCAATCATGTTATCCAATTCAATTTCTAAATCACTTCTAGTATCTATCTCTTCTCTATAAGGATTATCTGAAAAAGCATCTAGATATTCTTGATTTATTAGTGGCATTATGCGTTCTGCATTTGTTCTGCCATCTCACTCGCGCGCGCTGGTGTCTGTTTTGCCCATTTTGAATCTAACATTTGGACATGCGCTTCAAAATAATTAGGTGGATCTTCTTGAAGCGCTGCCCACATTTTTCGGAACTTGGAAACTCCGTTCCCCCCAAGTTGAAAAATCATTTCTGTTATAATAAATTTTGCATGCTCAGAAATAGATAAGTTTTTACACATATCATCTGCTTGGTCTATTGCTGATTGCAAATCTCTTTCTAACAATTCCATTAACATATCCTCTGGATATTCTTTCCCGTCTTCCCAGTGATCTTCTATACACAAATGACCAACGCCAACGGTTCTAAAACCCCTGGTATCTAAGTAAACTTTATTAGAATACCCCTCGTGGGCTTTAACTGATTCTAAAAGTTTATTATTTGCCATCTAATTTTTTATTTATGTTTTTAAGTTCTGTTTCCATGACTGCTATACGTACTTCAATCTGTGTAAACATCAGGAGGGCTTGTTCGATACGGTCCATATCTTTTTCCATGGCGTATACTTTTTGATTAGTCATGCCCCACGCTATTCCTAGAGCTACTAAAGATGCTATGACTGCAATATAATCTTTTACGTTCATGGTTTTTTTATTCTCTTTACTATTTTCTTAACAGTTTTTGATTGTCTCTTGTGCATAGCAGAAGCTTTAGTTAATTCTTTTGACACTTTATTTAATTTATTTTTAATTTGTTTATTCATGTTATCCAGTTTTATTATTTGTGAATGGATTATCATTCATTTGTTTTTGAGGTTTATTAAATTTACCTTGGTTATTCATAACAGGATTTAATTCCACAGCTCCTCCGTCATTCATACCATATTGATTAGCTAAAGCACCATCGGTATCGCCTTGGTATAAACTTGAAGCTGCTCCGGGATTCATAACATTACTTGCCGTAATAGATGATCCAGTACTTCCTCCACCACCACCATTTGTAGCAGCAGACGTGCCATCAGAATATGTTGGATCTGGTGCTATAGATTCTTTTATTGTTTCTGTAACAGGTTGTCTAAATGGTGCTGGAATTGCATCCACAGCGTTTCCTACTCCTTGAAGTACTCCTGGAATAGCATCGGTAACACTTTTCTGCATATTTTTCATTATGCTCTTATTTATATTTAAATTCATCATGTTTCTTTTACGGTTAGCACTTTCCATATCTTTCACTGTTGCATACCATTCTTCGTATTCACCCGGCATCTCTTGAATTAATCGTTCCAAGTTTCTTGTTCGGAGAACTAAAGGTAATGTATCATCCATAGCATTAGTCCAGTTACGCATACGAATAGGGTTTGTTACAATCTTACCTAGATAACGAAAGCCAAAGAAAGGCGCCATCGCTAAAATAGGTGCTACTGCTCCTGCAGCTGTGGATGTACCATAAGCAGTTAACATTCCACCAACAGGTGAACTAGATTTCATTGCACCAACAGGTCCTTGAAGGACAGTTGAACGGGCAAGAAATGTACTTTGACTAGGCATACCATATTTAAATATACGATCTAATACTAGATTTAAATCTTCAAAATCTTTATAGTTAGGAAGTCTACTTGTCATAGCTTTAACTTCCGCACTTGGTATAGTTCCAGGAATTTTACCCCATAAATCTTCATACCAATTTTCCCATCTATTTTTTGCCCCATTAAATATTTTATATTCTGTAATAGTTGGACCCGGTAAAGCTTTTTTAAATAATTGTTGAATAGGGGAACCACTTTTACCAATACCCATACCCGCTGATAATAAATCTGGATTTATATATAAAATACCTTCTACGTCGGACACAGATTTTTTAATTATATTACTTAAGTAATGACCTAATCCTTGGTTGTATGCTTTTTCTCCTACAATATTTTTTAAAGCTAAAAGATTATCTGGAACAAATGCACCAGTGTCTGTTGACTTAGCTAAAACATTCCATAAGTTTTTACTAGCATTAGGGGGACTTTCTCCGATAGCTACATTAAAACCAAAACGTTTTACATTTAATAAATTTTTACCGACATTTGTACCAAACAAAAGCATACCATTTGATAGAAACTGTTCATACTCTGCCCAAAGTTTTGACACATTAGAATAAGGTGTTTTTGCTAGGCTACCAATGTCAGTTTCAAACGCACGGTATAATAAATTAATGTCGTCTCCAATGGTTCCAATGTCAGGGCTCGTGGACCAATTCTTATAATTATTATCTAATGTTTTTTTCAAAGCATACATATCACCAATTTTTATTTTAGTTGCTGATAGTAATTGCGTGCCTGGGACAAAGTTTTCTGGCGCTTTAAGTACTTGATTATTTAAAAACGTGGCAAACGCTCCATACTTTTTTTTATCATCCATTCCCATTTTACTGTAACGGAATAAAATTTCTTTTGCTGTGTTAGTTAATTGTGTTTTATCTACAATAGCGCCTGCACTTTGAGCGGCTTTTAAAATTTCTGTATCATATTTTACTGCTTGTTCTCTAAACCCTTTCGCTGTTTTACCAGCAAGTTTTAAATAATCCACACCCATATCACCCGCCTCTACATAAGGTGCAAATCTTCCAAGCATATCCATGGCACGAATTTTTTGTGCTTCACCGGATACATTTATTCCCGCTCTAAGAGGTCCACCAAATGCAGGTACACGTTGAAATGCATTTACAAATGATCCAATGTATGGACGACCAGCTGTTGAGAAACGAGGAAGTGTAGTTCCTGCTATTTCATCTAAAGCTGTGTCGCCTGGAACAAAAGATTTACTTTTATTATTTGCAGGACCTAACCAATTGAATGCTTTGCTATTTATAATATGGCTAAATGCTTTACCAATAAATGGTATATTCATTTGTATTTCTTCTTTGACAGGAAGAAATCTATTATTTCCAAATGGAAGCATGGCTCTTCCACCAGTTCCTATTTTCCTAGTTTCTTTAGGATCAAATTTCATTAATCGTTGTTCAGCTGCTACAATTTCTTGGGGCGTAGGGGCACCAAAATCTTTCCACATTTCTTTAGCCATTGGGTCTTCTAATTCTTTTCCAAAAACTTTAGATGATGGGGCAACTGTTTTTAAACCACCTATTGCACCACCCATTGCTTTTAATCCTAAGTATAAAGGTCGTATGCCAAAGAAAGCTGTACTAATTCCGGCATCAAATAATCCTTGGTCCACTGCTGCTTGTGTTCTTTCACCTATTTTAGGTCTGTTAATTCCTTCTGGACCAAATGTTAAAGCGCGAGGTGCTTGGGCCAATAACATATCAATAGGACGTAAAGCTTTATCAACAAGTGTATTCATCTCCGCATCAACGGCACCACTTCTTTCTTCAGGGTCCATTGCAAGATATGCTTTTGCTTTTCCTGCACGGTCCATCGTATCAAGTACTGTTTCATATCCAAAGTCAGCAGCTGCTACCGCTGCTCCCCCATATATAATACTACTAAGTGCACGTGTTGCCCATCCACCTTTACCTTTAATAAAACCTTTAGCCATTCCTTCGGCAACTTTTTTAACTAAACCAAAACCAGGTTTAGTCATATTAAATCCTTTAACGGCTCCAACAGTTCCAATAACTCCTTCACCAAGAGCGTTTATCATTGGGTATGGATTAGGTTGGTTAGTAAATAAACCAAACTCATCATACTGTTGATAAGTGTCCGCACCTACCGGTAAGAAATCACCGTCAGTGAAACCTGCAGCTGAAAATATTTCATTCTTAGCTTGTAATGCCATCTGTTGATATTTAGTATCACCTGTTTCTTTAAAACGCTTGTCTGCTTTATCAAATATTGTTGCTAGTTGAGAACTTACTTGTTCTTTACGTGCCGTGTAAGCTTGGGCTTCCATAACCTTTGCTTCATAAATCTTTTTCTGTTCTTCATTTTGTAAAAAACGATTCTTTTTACCAAAAGGTTGACCTGGCATAAGAGCATTACCAATTACCTGAAAAGGTGCTAGAGGTAAATCAGTTGCAATTGCTTGGTTGCCTTGAATAATATCTTGTGATTCTGTGATAGGAATACCAGTCTCTGACGTGGTAGTAAATTTTTTATCACGTGGTCCATCACCTTTAGGCATGTTATCAAACACGCTTTTTTGATATTTATTTATTCTTTTGTTATCTTGTTCAGCCATTATTCATCAAATATGTTATTCCATTTATCAAATACACTTTCTGTATTTTGATTCGTTTGAAGATTATCTTGATACACTACTGCACCATTACCGCCATTGTAATCAGCGAATTGTGGAACGTTAACACCTTCAATATTATATCCTGCTGTTGAGTAAGAAGGATTATTATTTCTTAAAGTGTAATAAGCATTATAAAAGTTATCTACACCAGGAATTTCAAATGCTCCTTGGGATACTATTTGATTAGCATTAGTTCTTTGATCTTCACTAGATACATAACCAGCTAAGTTTAATGCTTGGCTCATGTTAGTATATAATTCATTATAAATATTTACATATTTACCAATAACATATTCAGGCATGTTTGATTTACCAAATAAAGATGTCATAGATGTTTCTTCAAATGATCTTCGAAGAACGTCTGCTAACATACGACCTGTTGGCTGTCTGTTTCTTGCCAACATTAAACCTAAAGTTGTTTCAAAGATTTCTAATTGACCTTTACGTGGATCAAATAAAACTTTTTCTAAATTAGATCTTGTTAAATATTGCGCACCACGGACACCGTATTTACCTGCTGTATCTACAAAGACTGGCATTTCACCTAGCCCTGGTATTTCCATAAAGGCACCATCTGTTGCTGCTTCTAGTACAGCGAAAGACATACCTGATTGTCCATTTTGATCTACAAGGGAATCATATGCTTTTCCATCAGGGCTAGTACCTAATATTTGATTATAAAATTTACCAAGATCACTATTACGATTAACTTGGTATTCGTCATCACTTAGTTGGGTGATAGAATTTTCTCCAAAGCCTGCTTTTAATCCTTTAATTGCTTCACTTGCTAAGAAAGCAGAAGGTCCTGCAGTTCTTCCTAAGAATCCTTTGTAACCAATTAAACTATCACGGTTCTCAATCATCATTGGCATAATCATTTGTGCCATTGGTATCAAACCACGTCTTGTGTAGTCAGCAAATTTAATCATTG